CAGGCTCTTGCCACATATGAGATGGGGCGTGACCGTAGAGACGAATTTCGGGACGGCGTTATTCGTATCCCTCTCGAATCAAGGAACCCATAGGAGATTATTATGGCAATTACTCAAGCTGTATGCAACAGTTTCAAAGTGGAAATCCTTAAAGGCCTACACAATTTTACGGCTACGACAGGGAACACTTTTAAACTAGCATTATACGACAACGAAGCAACTTTAAGCAAATCAACAACTGCATTTCAACAAACTGACGAAGTAGGTGCATCAGGCACTTATGCTGAAGGTGGTGGTGCGTTAACATCTGTTACGCCAGCATTATCTACAGACACTGCTGTTTGTGACTTTAGTGACATATCTTTTACAAGTGCAACTATTTCAGCACAAGCTGCTGTAATTTATAATAGTTCAACTGTATCTGGTTTAACTACTAACGCATCTGTTTGTGTATTAGATTTCGGTGCAGTGAAAACTTCAACTTCAGGAACATTTACAATTACGTTCCCTGCTGCTGAAGCAACTGCTGCAATTCTAAGGATCGCATAGGAGATAAATTATGGCCTCTCTTCAAGGATGGGGCCGACAGACCTGGAGTTCAGGTGCTTGGAGTGAACAAGCACCTGTAGATGCTACAGGTAATGGTCTCACATCATCTCGTGGCTCGTTAACCATAACGGGTGATTGTAATATTACGCTTTCTGGTGTCGCTGGCACTTCCGCTCTTGGAACTGCTGTCGGTACTGGTGTTGCGGAAGTTACTGCTACAGGAAACGCAATAACATCTTCTCTTGGAACTGAAACTGTTTCAGGAACTTGTGTTGTTACAGCAACTGGTTTAGGAACCACCGCATCTTTAGGTGATGAGACAGTAACTACTTTAGCACAATCAGGATGGAATAGAGGCGTCGCTGGTGACAGTGGTGTTACTCTTGGATGGGGTGATAACCTTTGGGGCACTACAGCTCAATCTTACGCTTTAACAGGAGCTCAAGCATCAACTAACACTGGAACTATGACCTTCCAAGGTGATGTTTCTATAACACCATCAGGACTTGGATTAACATCTTCTACCAATACACCTGGCACATCAATATTCTTAACTGGTGTCTCAAGCACATCTTCAATAGGAACTTTCTCTATAACAGGTGATTCGCAAGTCACTGTTGTTGCAGCGAGTGAACCACAGCTTGACATATCTATAGGCACTGAATCTGTCGCAATTGGTAAAACTGCTTTTCCTTCAGGTAATCAATTAACTGGTAGTATTGGTACAGAGACTGTCACTGGTGATTGTAATGTAACTGCTACAGGCGTTTCTATGACTGGTAGTCTTGGTACAGAAACTGTTTCAGGATCTGCTCCTGTAGATGCAACAGGAAATGCTTTAACTTCAAACGAAGGAGATCCAACAATAACTGCTGGAGCAACGATTTCTCCTACTGGTTTAGGTATGACCTTATCATTAGGTGATGAAACGCAAGAAACTAGCTATGAAGCACCTAGTGTTTCCGTCACATCTAGCACTGGAACTTTAAATATTCGCACAGATGTAAGCTTTACATTAACTGGCGTTTCTGCTACAAGTACAACTGGAACTTTACAAGGGACCTTCTGGTCTGTTGTAGATGATTCTAACTCGGATATAAGTTGGACAGAAGTCCATAAAGCCGCATAAAAGTTTTGACAAACTTTAAAATTATACTTAAAACTTTATTAGGAGATTAAATGGCATCAACTTATTCAACAGGTTTAAGAATAGAACTTCAAACCACAGGAGAAAATTCAGGTACTTGGGGTACTATTACGAATAATAACTTTTCTCAGGTTTTTGAATTTGCGATCGCAGGTGTCTATTCTAAAGCAATTACAACGGGGACTTCAACAACGCTAACAAACGGCGATGGTCCACAAACTCAAGCAAACAACGAAGCAAGACAAAATCAATTAATTTTAACAGGAACAGTTTCTACAACTCACACTTTACAATTCCCAGCTACACAAAAAACTTACGGTATTTATAACAACATTTCTGGTGGTGCCGATATATCTGCAAGATTAGGAGCCACAGGAAACACCGTCACAGTTACTAATGGTAAATACAGATTATTAGCTACTGATGGGACTAACTGGTATGATATTTTTTCTCTTGCTGGTTTAGGTGAAGCATGGGTTATCAAAACTGGTAACTACACAGCCTCCGATGGTGATAATCTTTTTGTTGATACGTCTGGTGGTGCTGTCACCATAACTTTACCTTCTTCTCCTTCAATTGGAAATCAAGTAAAAATTATTGACGCTGAAGGAACTTTTGGTACAAACAACTGTACAGTGGCACGTAACTCTGAAAAAATTCAAGGTTCTGCTGCAGATTTAACAATAAGCACTGATGGTGCGGGCATTGCGCTTGTTTATGTAAACAGTGACAATGGATGGAGGTTGAAATATAACGACTAATGGCTAACTTACAAGATATAGTAAACAGAAGTGAAGTAGGTGCAATTAAACCTTGGACCGCTGCTGCAGCTCCAGATGGTTATTTGTTATGTAATGGTGCTGCCGTATCAAGATCAACGTATGCAGATTTATTCGCTGTAATTTCTACAACATATGGATCTGGGGATGGTTCTACAACGTTCAACGTTCCTCAATTACAAGGTAAAATGCCACAAGGTTATGATGGTAATACATATAACTTAGCAGGCACTGGCGGTGCAAACACTATTACCGTTGCAGTGACGAACAACCAAGCAGCAACCAGCACTTCAACTCAATCTGTATCTATTACAGGTAATATTGCGACTACTTCTTTAACGACAGCTCAATTAGCTAGTCATAGTCACAATATTAACCCTAAACTTTATGATGGCCAACAAGGGAATGCAGGAAGAGTTAGCACTCCAGGAGGAAACCCTGGAAACCCACAAACAATCGCAAGTGCAGGTTCAGGAACAGGTCACAACCACAGTCATACTTTGACTGGAACATTAACAGGTAATATTACAACAAGTTTAACTGGAACTGTCACAGCGGCAGGTACCAATTCATTCTCACCTTATGTGGTGGTTAACTATATTATAAAACATTAGGAGATATTAATGGCAACACAAATTGTAATATTAAATGATGATTATATAAAAATAGATGATTCTTATCATATTGAATGGGCAGATAAAGGTAACGCTATGCCTGCTCTTCCTAATACTATTCATTGTGTTTTATGGAACAATCTTCCAGGGCAAAATGAAATTCAAAGTAAAGATGCTTCAACAGGTAATATGACGGGTAATACAGATTTAAATGCTACTAGCGATGCTGTAGGATCTACTACTGTTGCTGCTTTACTAACTTGGGGAGAAACTAGAAAAGGTCAGATTGAAGCTGCAAAAACAGCTCATCATGATGCTGTTGTAGCAGGATCTGCTTCAGATGATGAGACGTGGAGAGATTACGATTCTAATTACTCTTAAAGTTCTTCTTCCTCGTCCTTAAAAGGGCCATTTAAATCTACATAGTGAATGAATAATTGATGGTGCCAATATTCTTTTGGCTGATTAAAAAAAGGTCTCCAATGTTCAATTTCACAACCTTTGTAAATAACACCGTCTCCTGATTCTATTACAATGGGAGTGTCCCCCATACACAAAGGCCATTTATAATTTTCATCTTTATAGAAATATTTTAAAGTTATTGATGCACTAATTTCACAAGCAGGTCTGTCCACGTGTTTTTTTAATTCAGCACCACCCAAATAAATTCTATTATAAGAATATATAGGTTTTAATTTTAAATTAGTTTCCCTTTCCATAATTGGTAAAAGAAAATGAGTAATATGTTGATATATGTCAGAATCTTTTGAATGATTAGCAGAAGAAAAGGGGACTTGCTCATCACCTAAAGTAAAGTTTTTTAAACTCCATGAAGTTAAAAATTCTATCATCTCTGATGACACCATATTTTTTACATATTTGTATTTTTGTTTATTTAACGTATCCACGTTATTATTGCGTGCCTGTCACCATTGGTTACGGGTGTGACTGCGTGAGGAAAACAAAAGTTGCTTGGAAAAACAATTGCCATTCCTTTTTTCTTTTCTATTTTATATTTTTCATCAAAAAATAAAAAATCTCCACCATCATAATTGTCATTTAAAATAAAAGAAATACTTAAAACTCTTGGATAAAGTTTTGAACTATCCACATGCATTTTAAATTCTCCTTTATCGCTTCCTTTATAGCAAAGGTGTTTATATCCCGTATCCTCTAATTTTGATATTAAAAACCATTTAAATTGTTTAGAATAACTATTTAAAATATTACCTACTTTTTCAAAAATAATATTTTCAAATTTAGAATCTAGAAAGTTTTCATAAACTTTTCTATCATCAGATATTTCATAGTCATTATTAACAACTGATCTTTTAAATTTTTTAAAATCACAGGTGCTAATTATATCCTCGCAAGTGTCATTATCTAAAATGTTTGGAAAACATTTAATAAAATTTTTTATATTGGTCATTTAAAATTTTTTTTAAACCAAAACATTTTTTTATATCTATCCATCCATTTTGTTTGAACCATATCTAAAGTTTTAAGATGTAATTTTTCATAGTAGAAACCAACCCAAGATTTCCAAGATTCTCTTTTAAAAGGTATTACTTGAATCATTGGCTCACCCTTGTTTATAATAAATTGTTCATCTTTTTTTCTTAATAAAAAAGGAAAGTGTATTTGATTTATATAGGTGTCTGTGTCAACAATCCCCGATATTATTTCAAACCTCTCTTCTATTCTGTTCATTGGTTTAATAAACAAACAACTATAACCAGGCGGTGTTTTTATAAGCCATTTATTATGAAATTTTCCTGCTTTTTCTCCAGCTATTTTTTGCCATTGTTCAGGCATCTGCACTTCATCATGATAACCAAAATCAATACTTCTTTTATTTGCAGGAGTAACAGAAAAACTATTTTCAACAGGATCCACCAAATAATCTTGATCAAAATACATAATATATCCCGCTGTCATTGCATCTAAAAAAGGCATGCAAGTTTTAAGAGTAGGTAAGTGATAATCTTTATTATGAAATCTATTCATTTTTTTATACTCTTCAGGAATTTCTCTTGACGCAGGTTTGGGATTTGGCCAAATATCGACCATTTCTTTTTCAGTCGCTACAAATTTAATTTTTTTACTAAACATTATTTATAAAATTAAAAGACATGCTC